TAAGATGTTCACGATTGCTGGATCTAGGCTCTCTTACTAAGAGCTTATTATCATATTCGGATTTATATTTACTAGTTTTACCTAGATGCTTGCTTACGTTTTTATTATCAAGTTTACTCATGATACATTATCTCTATCATCTTATTATAGCGTGTCTCTACACTCCCTTCAAGTACAAAAACATTTGGATACTTATCTATAATTAGATGTTCGTATAGCTTAATAATCTTATTGCGAAAACTTTCACTCATAGATCTTTCGCCGTCATTAATTAGAGCTACATCATACGGACTAGTATAAAAGATATAATTATATTTCGAAATATATCTTTTAAACATTCTTGTAAACATCATATCTGTAAACTCATCAACTTTACCTTCCATTCGGAAATAACGTGTGTAGATAAAACCATCTACAATACATCTATCTAAAATAGTATCCATATCTGTCCATTGCTCCGGGAGATTAGTATACGAAAAGATATTATTTAGATGATCAGTTAGTATTGCGATTTGAGTATCGATATAGTTTCCACTATCATCATTTATCTCAAACCCTTGTCTTTTTAGTTTACGAGTAACTTCAGGAATTACATTCCAATGATTCTGAAGACTGAGCTCCTGTAAACGATATTAACATTATTTGCCCCAGACACCATTATCGACTAGCTGAGCAATTTTGCAATATAAACTTGAATCTTTCCAAGCATCGATAATTGGCTCATTGGCTGCCTCACTACGTTTCACAATGACGAGATTAATTAGTCTCTGTATTTTATCATGAATACGGAACACTAGGCCCGTTCTGGCGACATGTTGTCCATCAGGTTTCGATAAGTCTTGACCTACTGAAATATTCCCAGGACCATAGTCGTGTTGTTTCTGAATGAATAATTTATATTCTTCTTCGAGCAAGCTCTTTAACATTGCACATGTCTCAGGATAATCCTGCTCTACTTCCGCTTTAAGTGTATCGTAGTTTTTCATTTAAAAAATTAATCCATAGTTCTGAGGATGCAACGTGTAGTGCATCTAGCATGTCAACAAATGTTTCGAAGTTATTGTGTATCATTTTCTCAGCTACAACTTCCCCTGAGTCTAATTCTGGTATTACTTTATGTATTACACACCCTATCCTAATATGATTCTCAGCCCAAGCTTTTTTTTGAGGATCCATACCTTTGAGGTCTGGATGTTTTGTAATTAATCCTGGATGACCGTTATAAATAGTAGATGATTTAGTAAAGTCCGGAGGTAAGATTCTAAGATAACCATGGAGAGTAACAAGTACTTCGTCTTGCCATTTTTCATCTAAAATAGAATACCCTAATATGTCTGCAACTTTAAGATAATCTATTTCTTTAGGCCGGACCGGTAATATAATATATTTGTTTAATCCAGTAGGGTATGTCCTCCCGGATTCAACTACAGAAAGGAGGTGTTTATTTACTTCTTCGGTGTTTTGTTTATTTGTAACAAAAACATCAGGCCATCTGTCAATAGCTTTAGAGACGTTAACTATTTCAGAACCAGTCTGACTAAAAAATGCTACCCACTTCATCGTCCAATAATACTTTTAAATGCTTCAGTATTGTATCTAATAATTTCTTTTACGTCTTCATCAGGATCGGCATGGATAAGATCTGCTAATAGTTGTTTGGGCTTGTGACTAAGACCAAAATCTCCATTATACTGATATCCTAATAAACCTGCTACTACTGGATTAGATGTATCGAGACTTCTAATATTATAAATGTTATTAGTTACATACCATTTAAATTCTCTTGCAAGAGAAGCACCTAATAAGTGATGAGGTTTATCCCAATTCCAATACCCTTCATCAATAAGCCTTTTTACAAGATTTTGTCTTCCAGTAGTTTGTCTCGTAAGCTTGGAGGTATTTAGTTTGCCCACTGTCATTGGTCCTATTATTCGGCTAAACCCAGTTACATCATACATACTAAAATCAAAACTAATAGCAATATAGTCAGCGTACGCTGACATAAACCTATAACATTCGACGACATCCGTCCACGTTTTACCTTGAACAGCTCCGATTGTTGCTCCAGGTAACTTGCTATAATCTTTTGTAAATGCTTCGAAGTTTGTTATTGTACCATCTGATGACTCTAATACATCAGGTACAATGTAATAATTCGGTTGTATTTTCTCACACCATTCGGCATATTTTTCTGAATCAAATGCTTCCTTCAGTTCAAAAATAGAATTATCTAATAAAATCTCTCCATCTGGTCTTTTCGCTTTAAACCGACCAAGAAACCAGTCTCTGTATTCTGGTTCCTCTTCCATTAAATGTACTAAACAATATTGATAATCGTTATATAATATTGACTCTGGCAGAAGAGTGATAGGTGACTCATGAGAGACTTTAATCATAAGCACTATTATAGCATATCTACTACAAAGATCAAGTAATAAATAATTATAGATGCCTAATATAGCAAAAAAAGCTATTACAAGTGCAGCTGCTAGTGCCGCTGGTGCCATCGCCGCACTTAAAAAAATGATTGCGATCCCAATGATACCGCCATTTATGGAACTGGCGGCAAATCTTAAAAGCCTAATATCGGTAAAATTAATAAAAGAGGCGATTAAGAAAAAAATTGACGCTGTTAAAGATATTTTAGATCCTACTAAAATAAAAGATCAGATATCAGGAGATAAAAAAACTGGTATCATTGCATCGGTTATGCCTAGACAAGTTAAAGAACTTGTTAAAGCTTATAAGCAAGGACTGAAGTTAACTCCAAAAGAAGGTATAACAAGTGTCTTAGAAAAATTTACCGGTGTAAATTTAGATCAAGATAATTTATTACAAAGTTTAGGAGGCGCAGTATTAGATTCTATTAACGCACAGATCAGCGCTCTTAAGCAAACATTTATGCAAACAGTAGTCGGCTGTATTAACAAAGCAGTAAGAGACTTACTTAATAAATTCCCTACTTTAGATTTTTTAATAAATCTTGAAGATAGATTAAATGGTATTTTAGGAAAATTTCGGAATCAATTAGAACAAAAAATTGATGCAGAACTTCGCGGCTTAATGTATAATAAAATTAAAATACATCAATTAACGTTGTTTAAACAAAGCTTACATGGATCAATTAGATCAATTTGTCCTGAAGCTACACCAGCCTCTTCTGCCGAAATAAGAGAATTTATGAATGCTTTTGAGGAAGGAAAGAGAAAAAGAGAAGAAGCATATGAAGATAAAGATAAAAAAAATCAAATAGATGATCAGGGCCAGGCCAAACCTAAGGCTATAGGAGAATCGTCAACAAGGAAATCTGTTTCACCTAAAGTTTTAAGAGATTGGCGAACGAAGCCAGATGTTAAGATGCAGAAAATTACAGATTCGGGTGATGATATTATGGGCGCTTTTAAGCAAAGTGTTAAAGCTGGTCAAGCAGTAAGTAACAATACTGTTAGTTCAATAGTACGTCGCAGAAGTCGTCTTAAAGGTGGTGCTATATTAATGCAATTGTCAAAACGTCCATCCGAAGAACCTGTTGAAACTGCTGCAGGATTAAGAATGAAAATATTACCTGAAGGTAATAGAGTGCTACCGAACCCACCAACACCCGGATATTAAAATAAAAAAATGAGTATATATGTAAACAAAAATATAGATTCAAATGATTCCGAGAAATATTTTGGTAATCATTTAGGGATAGTTATACAAAACAATGATCCTGATAAAGGTGGTAAAATAAAAATATGGGTACCTCATATATCACCTACAGTATATAAAAACTGGGATCAGACTCATGAGGATAAGTCCTTTAAATTTATTGGAAAAAATATTGATAGTGATATTACAGATATTATAGAAGAGCTTAAAGTTGTTGTTCCATGGGCAGAGTGTGCATCGCCGTTAGTAGGTAGTATTGCTCCTGCAAGATATAATGCATACAGTCAAGCAGCGACAATATCAGATTCGAATAAAATCGCCAGTTCAATATCTATGCACGATGCAGCTGGAGAAAAACCTACTGGTAGCAATACATATAAACTTAATGACGATGGTATAGGTGAAAAGCCTGCTCGAAAGTATGAGTATCATGACCTTAAAGTTACTGATGCATTTTCAGATAAAAATGAAGTTAGATTTAATAATGTAAATAGATTTTCATATAATTATGTTCCAACTTCTTATTCTAATAGTGCAAAAGGTAGCTTCAGTGTACCTAATGTAGGTGCTCATGTATGGATGGTGAGGCTGAGTGGAAATCAATATATAATTCTGATTTAGATTATCCTGGTTCGTATGAAAATATAAGTACTGACTATAATCATAACACAGATATTTATAGAAATAAATATGTTATAAATCAAAAGGGTGGTACTATAGAGATAGTTAGTACTGATAATAAAGAGTCGTTAAAATTAACTCATTATTCTGGCTCCTTTAAAGAGTTTAATAATGATGTTAATATAGAGTTTGCAACAAAGAATAATCAAAAATTAGTTCAAGGTGATGAGTTTTTTACTGTTAATGGTACTAAGAATGATTATGTTGGTAGAGATTACGATCAAATTATTAATGGAGATTATTATAAAAAAATTGGTAATCTAAATAGAGATTATCAAAAAGAATGGCGAGATCTTATGGATGATATTGCCGATGGTAAGCAGTTATTTGAGCTTCAAAGAGCTGAAGTAATAACAGATTCTAACGATTTTATAAAGAAGACCTCGGGTATTCAAAAGAAAATCGGTACTCCAGCACGATGTCCGCTTTGTAGTGAGGTGAGTTTGAAAGATCAAATATGGGACAATGCATATAGTTTTCTTGGCGTTAAACAAAATGTTCCTTATGATAGTGTTACAGCTTCATTTGATTTCTTTGCTGGTGTTCAATCAACATATGCTAATACTATTAGTGATTTAATTGATCCGGGCAGCTCGAAGAAGTTTTTAGGTAAATCTAACTGCCCAGTTTGTGGCGGTTCAGGCAGAAGTCCGTCTAGTCGTGATGGTAGCTGGGATGTTGAAACAGAAAAGGAAAAGGCTGTAATAGATAATCTCCAAACAAAGATTCAAAAGATAGTTAATATTGAGAAAAAATTAGGCCTAGGTGGTAGTGAAATTGTAAACATTACAAAGCATAAAATAGAAAATATTGGTTTAATTTATAATGATTTTCCGTCAGTGCGTATAGATGAAGTTGGTAAAATAGAAAATTACGAAGTACAAGCATTTGAAAAAGGTGTTGTCACTACAAAGAAGGCATCGGCTTTATTAGAATATGTTCATCAGGATGATTTCCCAGGAGGAGATTATACACAAAACATCGGTAATAAATGGAATGTCTTAGTAGGTAGTGGTGGAGTTAGTATTAAGTCTACAGGTGGAGTTGATATTGGAGGCACAATAACAAATATCGCTGGTCAGCAAGTTAATATAAGTTCAGAGTATGAAATTAATATGTCATCTAAACGGATCGATATTGCTGCTGACATGTTAACTTTACGTAATAAACACAGTAAACAAGTATTAGTAGATAGTAATTTAGGTGTTAGTCAAAATGTTGTTATTCAGGGCGGTGCTCATATTGAAGGAGAGTTGAGTGTTCATCATGTTTCAGCGCCTGTTGAAATACAAGAAACAGAACCAGTATCAGTGTTTGGTAAATTATTAGAAGGGTTATCGTTTAATGTTAACATCGAGGGCGGTGCGATGGTTAATCATCCTAAACCGGGACGCCCATTGGCGTGTACCGGTTGTACGTTAACGTTAGTAGCTCCAAGTAATGATAATTTTGTAGAGACCTATCCTCATACTCATCCGTTTAAGAACTTACCACTTAAGTTATATGCAGATAAAGATAGTGTTCGCGTGGTAGGTAAAGAATCAAATAGTCATATTAGATCTCAGGCGGATCCTGTAGTACATGAAAAGAAAGGTGGCGAAATATGGTTTGGATAAAACCTTAAATATTCCGCCACCTGATATTATATAAGATAAGAAGCTTTAAGCAACTTCGACATTAATTACTTTATGGTCTTTGCCAGTATGTGTATCTTTTTCCAGTCTTGGAACGTTAATACGTAAAACACCATCAGTAATTTTTGCGTTTAATTTCTCGATATTAAAATCACCTCCATCGATTCTGAATGATCGGTTATATGTTTCTTCCTTAGAACCAGTTTTTGTAGTAATGGTTCGTTTAGCCTCAACATATGCCACATCTGTATCATCATTGTAAGTGACTTTGAGGTCTTCTTTCTTTACCCCTGGGAGGTCAATTTCAACACTAGAGCTTTCCTTATTTTCGTTAAACCGGATATTGTCATTGGAAAACGACTCACCTGGAGTTGCAAACGATTGTTCTAATGTATTAAAAAGATCAAACATAGGACTGTATGATCTTGCTACCTGCGGTTTTGTTAAGTAATTTAATAAGTTATTCATAACATAACTATTTATGCTATCGAATCTGACGTTCAACTTTTTTTCCAGTCTTTATATTCTGGATTATCATCTTCCTATAAGAACCTATTGTTACTGTAAAGCTTACAGTATCTCCGGAGATGACAGGAGAACCATCTAACGTACCTGGGTATCTATAAGTTTTAACTACATTACCTTTTACTGTTTCTCTCACTTGAAGTTTAATAGAATTACCTTGTTGTGTAGCTAATGCATAATAGGTCTCATTTTTGTTCATTATAATTATTTAATAAGGCTTGTATTAATGACATCTAGATATTAAATATTTTATATGGCAGAGGTTAAGAAGGCTAGATTATTTTTACGTCGTGGTACCGATATAGATAGAATAGCTACTACATTGTGTGAGGGTGAACTCGGTTACTCTACAGACGCCTTTAGAGTAGTAGTCGGAGACGGTACAACTGCTGGAGGTATATCGCTAGGCACTACTATTTATGTTAGCGGTGGATCTGTAGCATCTCATTTTCATACTAAGCTAACAACAGCCTCAGCCGGTGGTTTAGCTCATACTGGTGATCTAGCTGTATTTCCAGCTTTAACTTATCAAAATGTATCTGGCGGTACTGTATACCCTGGTCCTAGTGCTACGACGGTAATGTTACTGACCGGCTCTACTCCGGAAGATGCTTCTAGTTGGGTATCAGTTAATTCAGGAATTCCGTGGGGCAATTTAACTGTGTCGGCAGATGATATCTCAGGTGATAAAATACACGGTGGTGATGTTTCTGGTGACGTAACTTTTAGCGGTACTCTTTCCTCGAGATCACTAACTGCGCTGAGTGCGCATGTAGAAGGTCTCCAAGGTATTGGTAATAGGAGTGTTATTGTTACATCTACTGGTCAACTAACTGCTACTCTGGCTGATAGTGGCCCGGTTATGGCTGATGGTACTTTAAGATGGATCACACCGATACCAATTAAAGTTGTTAATGGTGCAGGTTACTATACACCTGGAACTGGTGTAGACGCTTGGGAGACTTTTGAATTTGCATCTACTGTTCCTCATGAAGCTACGACTGGATTGTTTCAGTTTGTATGGGAGGATGGTTCTGGTAGCGCGACACATGACGTTTTAATGGCAAGATCGAGCAAAACCGGTACTGCTGCTCTTACAGCTGTATATGAAGGCGCCACAAATGCCGATTCCGGAGGTGCGCAGCAATTTTCTTGTCCGTTAAGTAGTAACGGAACTATTTGCGCCTTTGATTGGAGAATCCTTGAGAAAGATGAGGACGGAGGTACACATAGTACTGCTGTATTTAACGATGGATTTAATTTTCACTTAATTGGATATATGTAATTATTTTTCCCAAGGAAATACTATCCAATCATCGTTGTCAAATTCTCTCACTGTATAATCAGGCATGAAAGCTGTCTTGGGCTTATAATATAATGTAGCAAAATCCCAAGTTATATTATATTGATCATTAAATATAACAAAATTACCGTACACTTTTTTTAAAGTTAATCCTGTATCAAAGTTAATCCTGTATCAACAAGATCGTCAACTATCAGAACTCGCTCTCTCATTAATTCATCTTGCGTCGGAAAAGAAATTTGCTTTACTACATCGTTTATATTATGAGAGCCTTTCCGTGGAGCGTCGTTTTGATAAGATTTTAAATTACATGACAGTAATTTATCTACTTTTAGTTGCTTTGCTAAAAGAGCTGCTGGAATCATTCCACCGTTTGCAATACCAAGGATACAAGTAGGATGAAAGTCTTTTACTTTTTTTGTTAATAAGGATATATCTTGCTCAATGCTCTCCCAAGATAAATTAATTTTTGATGTCATCTAAGTCGATACTAATTTCGTCTCCTATGTATTTTACGAGATCTTTTATTTTATCAACTGTTTCCTTTTTTTCTGGATCAGGCAATGTTTTTGTATGCTTGTATAAATCTAAAATAAGATTAGAAGTTATTTTATGTTTTGTCTTTTTACCTCTTTTCCTTGGCATCATATATATTTACAAATGTCTTTATAACTTCAATCTGTTAAATTAAGATAAAATTGTTAAATAATTAATAATGGCTCATTCACTATACAATGAGGTTACTGCTGTAACAGGTATTGGTTACCCTACAAATAGAGTATTAGGTAAGCTTAAAAGTGCTTCACTTAATCTACCATATTCTTTAGAAGATATTAAAATCAGTCACAATGATTTTGCTGTGACTGAAGTATACAATGATAGTATTCGTAAGCTCTATAGAAATTATTTGTATTTAATTGCTAATGCTGAGCTAGTGACAACCTCTTCTCCTGTATCATCTGCTCCTAATTATATTAGTGTTGATCCGAATTTTATTGCTACTTTTTCCTCTACATCAACTAACCCGGCGTCTGGAAATAGTCTCTCTTCTATGTATGCTGGTGTTGAAACACATATAGCTAAAAAACTTGATAGTAATCACTTTGTATATTTTACATATAGTAATGACGATTCGGTTGTGATTGAGAGTACTACTGAATTTGGAACTATTAAATCAGTATTGTCAGGAAATTTTGTTGAGTTCAATCCTGACAACAGAGAAACATTTAAATTTAAAAATGTTGTAAGCGTAGATATTGTAGATGAGTTTTTATTTGTTTTAGATAGAGGTAACCTTACATTATTTAAATTTGATATATCTGGTCTTTTAACTAATGATCCTGCTATTCGCCGAACCGGTGCAGACGATTTTGTTAATCCTGGTCGAATTTTATTAAAAACACTAGGTGGTACTCATTACACTCAAGTTAAAAATAGGCTTATAGATCCGGTGAGTGTAAGTGTATATGATAAAAGGATTTATATTTTAGATAATGGAACCCGTAGTATTAAAATATATGATTTAAATTTTAATTATATTACTGATATCTTACATTCATCGATGTATAATGACGTACAAGACGATCTTCCAGTTTCGTTTGTTATAGATCAATTGTCTAATACAAATAAAGCAGCCCGAGGATATATACTTACATCTAAGGGTAGAATTTTTGAATATAATCCTACTACAAATAGTTTCCGATCACCGGTATCATTATTTGAGACATATTTACCATATGAAATTTATGTTTTTGACGAGTCTCGTACCCCACCGTCAAGAGATGAAAAAAGATTATATAAGCCTGAAGGAAGTAATTTTAAAAAAATAGTTAATTGTAAGTCATCAAAGGATATTTTATATGTTGCTACTAATAGAAATATATATAAGCTATATAAAACAAGCTTAGAAACTCCTATTACTGTATTAGATTTTAATACATCGACAATATCTCATGGAAATACTTGGAATGTTCCTATTAATATAACTACTGATTTTAGAGATATAAGTTCACAGACAATTGCTTCATTTGATACTGTATTGCATAACGAATATGATTATATCGCAGTAACTACAACTACTCTCTCTAGTATAACTGAGGGTGTTGAGGTGTCAGGTTATAAGACAAGTACGTATCTCTTTAAAGATAAAAATATTACTACAAAACTATATAATGATAGTTTTTATACAAACTATTTTACATTATCTGATATATTCGTACTTCCTCAAGAAATAGTTAATAGCATTACTTTTAATAAAACGACAAAGAAATTAATATATAATCATTATTCTCTTTTTGAAAATTTAAATAAAAAAATATACACTTATTTTATAAAAGCTAACTTAGGTACCTCAGTTGTTCCTGCTATATGTACCGTGAATGGGTACGGGTTCGATAAATTGAGTGCTTTTGATGATAATGATGAGTTTTATATTGGTGTAAACGAGCCATTATTAACTGATGTTGTTAATAGACCTATTGAGTTGTTATATAAACAACAAGAGGCATTATTCGATTTTATAAAAGAAGACCAATTAAATACAGACCCTCCGTCAGCAGTTAGTACTAGATTACCAGGCGACAATGAATTGGCGATGAGTGTTGTAAGTTTAGCTACAAATAGTGTTACAGTTACGGGCGGTGAAACAGTACAAATAACAGTTCTACGACAAAATTTCGCTAGTGTAGATAATCATCAGTCTTCCATTTTCTATTATACAGTTCTTGACGGAACAATCGCCAACAACCCTATTGGGAAGACCGGGCTTGAGTATATAGATATAACGGACCCTAGTGTTGCGGTATTTAAAAAAGGAGAAACAGAGTTAATTCTTGAAATAGATACTCAGAAGTTTTTTGCTAGAAAGAGTGACGGTACCCTTGTAAAAGAGAGCGAGTATGTTCCCGGAGACGACGATAGAACTTTTACATTAAAAATTGCTAATGGTGCGAATTGCATTATTGACGATGATGATAATATTAATTCAACTATACAATGTATAGTTACAATAAAACCTTCTTTTCAATTATATGATATTAAATTGTTTGGTGTTGAGTTTTTTACTAATCCAACAACGACTGGCGAAAAATTTACAGCTCGTGTAGGTGTTCAAAGAGAATCACCTGATCAAAATTATAGCCTATCAGCAGCTTGTAATATTGAGACAGCGGCCGCGAATTGGCCTACAGACATAACATGGCTTCCGGTCGTGCCCGCGCGCAACAAGTACAGTATTTATTCACCAGATCCTATTAATCCGGAACTTCAATCTGTAGCAGAAGATTTTCCGCCTGTATTTGAAGGTACTGTAGTTGGTCAAGTTTCCGCTAAACACATAGATAAAACTAGTACAATATTTTTTACTCGCGGAGTATCTTCAATAGTATTTGATCTTATTGCAGAAAAGCCTGCTGGTTATAATAGTGACATTAAGGCCGATACACATATTGCCATTAATATTCATAACCCCACTATTAATGCAATAATTAATGAAGAGCAAACAGATACAAATATTGCAGGTCTGAAGACGGTTACTTTAAATGAGCAATATAAACCAATTAATTTATTTTTATCTGGTGCTGATGCTACCGGTACTGCTATTTCTGCTAATTATAGAGTTGATGAATCAACTACTAATAACCTTTTAAGTTGTGTTAATTTGTGGGACTTCTTGTACCCGAGTCGTGACTACACTATTGCTGATATTTCAAATACAAATACTAATGCATTTTCTACAGTGTCAGCTAATTATGCAGTTAGTGCTTCTTTTACCTTGCAAGACTCTGTTTCTATTATTTCAACAGACGATACATTACCAGCATTATATTTCAAACCACCTGATGGGGTTACATTTGAATACTTTAATAATCAAATTGATATCGTAGTTAATAGTACCAATGCAGTTGTAGGTAAGGGAAGTAGAGGAGGTCATGGGTTAGCTTTAGACGACGCTGATGAGATTGATGAAGTTGGAACTAATTTTGCTGGGGGTGACAAGTTCGTTCAAATAGGTGGGTTTTCCGAAAACATTGAAGAATTAATTACACATACAGGAGTCTCTGGAGGTCCTGCTTTAAGTGGTTTTGATACTCACTTTAAACAAAAGATTTTAATAACAAATAATGGTAATGTCTACGGTGGCGCCGGCGGCGGCGGCGGTGGTGTAGTAGCTGTGAGCGCATCAACAATGCCATTGGAAGCTCAGGCGCTATGGTTTGGTTGTGGTGGTGGCGGCGGTGGTGGAATTCACGCAAAGAATGTCGGCGCTGCAGGCCTCGCGGCTGTAGATCAATTCGACAGGCAAGTTTTACTTAGTAAGCGGAATAACGCTTATATACAAGATGGATCTGTTTCAACATCTTATTCGAATGGAGCAGGTGGAGCAGGAGGTACGTGGGATATTAGTTTGGCTGGATATCCGTCTATTACGTTACAACCACAACTCGCGATCGGAGCCGATGGAAATGATACTAATGTTGTAATTTCCAGTATAACCGACTCAGTAACTAACTTTCCAGGCGTCACTGGGATGGATGGAGGTAATATTGGCCAAGCTGGTAACAGCGATAGCGCCTCAGCAACGGTGCATTTTTATCCAGTCGACGGAGTTGATACGTATACATACGGTGAAGTACTTGCCGGCTATAAGATGAGAGTCGGTGGCGAGGCTGGTAATATTATAATGCCATTGCAATGGACTACTATTAACTCAACCGTAAAGGCTCCTGTAACTGCAGGCACTGGAGTATTTTATGGGACGGGTATTTTTGATCCTGCTTAATACTAGTGTTTACTAATAAATGTAATAAGTATTAGTAGTGAAATTCAGTTCAACAGCTCAAGATGCTCTTGCAGCTTCAAAATCATATGCAGAAGAATTTAAAAGTAGATATGCTGGTACCGAGCATTTACTTTTAGGTTTAATTGAGAGTCATGATGATATTTTAGATCAAACTTTTTTGAGGTTAGATGTAGAGAGAGATTTTTTAAAGCTGATACAGGACCTACGTTTACGCCTCGTGTTTTACGGATAATAGATTTTGCAAAAAACTTAGCTGAAAAGCTTGAAAAGAATACAGTTGATGTAATACATTTATTTTTATCTTTATTATATGAAAATGACGGCGTCGCGACTTCTATTCTTATGGAGTATGGATTAAATTTTGATAATGTTAAAAATGCTATACAAAAAGAACTAGGAGATATTACAAGTACATCTAATATACTTAAGTCAATTATTCCTGAGAGTTTAGAGCCTTATTTTATTGATTTAACTTATCAAGCTTCAACAAATGAATTACAAAGTACATTTTCTAGAGATGCAGAATTTGATAAAATATATCTTGTTTTAGGAAAAAGACATAATACTAATCTTATTATTACAGGTGATCCAGGTGTCGGTAAAAAGTCTGTAGTATATGAACTCGCGAGGAGGATAACTAAAAAACTTACACCTAATCATTTACATGATAAGAGGATACTCGAACTTAAACTTAAAACTCTTATTGGTGGTACAAAGTTTAGAGGGGATTTTGAAGCTAGAATGGACACCCTTCAAGACTATCTGAAAAATAATACTGATATAATTTTATTTATTAATGATATTGCTCTTATAACTCGAATTGATGGTACAGCAAATATAGAAGAATATTTTAGTGAGCTATTTAATAGTGATGATATTAATTTTATAGGTACATGTACTGCAGATGATTATAAAAAATATATTGATGATATTACAACTATTAGCTCTAACTTTGAAAATATAGTTGTAAAGCAAACTAACTTAGAGGAGACGAAAGGTATACTATATAATATGATACCTATGTATGAGAAGTTTCATAATGTAAAATATAATAAAAATATCGTCACCGACATTGTTAAATTATCGTCGAGGTTTATTTTTGATAAAAGCCAACCAGCAGCGGCACTTGATTTATTAGATGAGTGTGGTTCTCATATTAAAAATCAAATATCTAATACATCAGAACAAATTGTACAATTACAGCAAAAAATAGAAGGAGTTCAAAGACAAAAACTTCAAGCAGTTGAGGCGTATAATTTTGAAGATGGAATAAAATTAAGACGAAAAGAAACGACCTTATAT